TTTCTTAATTTTGCGCGCCTTAAAAGTTTAGCTGATTCTTAAAAGCAATACGGTTATCGCTAATCCTAAAGCACACACAAGTTATTACAAATATATCGTGAAGCCAATACACGTTAGTGGCAATATTACAAACAAGTTTACAAGTGAAGAATATAAACGAGAAGTTAATAACAACTATAGAAGAAAGTTATATCTTGATATAAGATTTAATATGGCTCAATCAAAAATGATGAGTGAAGGAGAGTTGCAAGTCTTTGATAACATAACATCATTACCCGCAGATTTGCGCAATGCAATTCATAAATTTTCTGAATCTAATGATTATTGCATAAGAATGATGGCTCAAGTGCAGAAAACTATGAGCACTATTGATGAAAAAGTGAATACGACCTCTGGTAAGTTGCAAGACATGAGTGATTCTTTGATTAATTTATTTAAAGTAAAAGAAGATGAATTTAGTATTGCAAAGATTATAGAGAATGTTAAACAACACCCTGCTGGTTTGCTAGCAAATGTAACATCTTTGTATAGATCATCAGATATGGTTGATTTTTCTACAAATCTCATTTCATTTGCCTCTTTGCTAGGTTTTGAGCAACCAATTATAAATGGTATTCGAGATCGTTGGACAAAAATAGAGGATTCCGTCCAATGTAATCGTTACCAATCTGAAGCTAGTGTTACGAAAATAGCATGTTTATTGTTAGCCGTTTTAGGTAAAACTAAACTTGGGTTTGGTTTAACCGATTTAGCTTCAGTAATTAAAGACACAAAGAAAAATGCATCTGTTTATAAGGATCTGATTGAAGAGATTGAAGATTTTGCAGAGGAACACGGTTTTGGTTTTTCTACACGGGCTCGTCTCGTTAAAGAAATGAAAGATCAAATTGATGATCTGTTGAGAAAGATGCAAGAATTTGAACAAATTAATGTCGTTTGTCCTATAAAATTCTGTAGACAAACAATTTACACCGATTTTAAAGAGCTTGGTCAAAAGATTGAAAAGTGTATTGTTGATATGTCAAAGAAGAAAATGGATTCATTCATTGGAACATCGATGGCAGCAACAATATTTACCTTACAACAACGTTTTCGCAAATTGGATATGTCTGTGGATCTAGTTAGACGAGCCAATGGTTATCGAGTTGTACCACAGGGTTTGGTTCTTTTGGGAGCTGAATCACAAATTGGTAAATCGTACCTGATGGAAGAATTGGAAAATCGTATAAAGAAAGAACTACACAGAAGATATTTGGCAAACCCAGAAAACGAAACATTGCAAGCTTTTGCTGATGTTGACAGATGGGAGACATGGAATCAAAGTTTGAGAGATAAATATGATCAAAACCAACAAGGACAGGAAGGTCATTGTATTGATGACTGTTTCACTAATTCGGATCATATGGAACATCCAATGTTGATTACTTATATTTCACCACGTGCTATACCAACATATCAGGCGGATTTATCATCAAAAGGATTACCTTATAATGCTCGGTACGTGATGTTGTCTTGTAACACGTTCCCTCGGGAATCGAAAACAATTAGCAACCCACACGCCCTGGCAAATAGGTTCCCGGTATTTGTCCATTGTTCATTAAAACCTGGGCGTACTGCGCCACCACCATCTGAAGATGGCACTATTAACCGTGATTTTGATTGGTTAAATTTGCATTTATCTACAGGAAACAAGTATTACAATCAAACAGTTGAAACAGGAGTGCAGACGTGTCCAACATGTTTTGGACCTTGTGAATGTGTTACTATTGATATGATTGTGGAACAAATGGTCACACGGTTAATTATAGCACAGAAGATGTATGAGTCTCAAGAAAAGGCATACAATCAGAACAAATATCAGATGTTCTATGATGCAGTCAGTGACCTGTACCGTGGTGGTAATGTATCCGCTATGGATATAGATAAAGAACGATTGCCTGGTTTTCAACGTTTCCAAATACCTTTGGATTTGAAAAATGATCGGAAGATTTATAATTGGATGATGATTTCTAAAACTAAGAATGAGAAACAAATTAGTGACTTCTTAGATGGAGCTGGAATAATAGTTAGGAATGGTGATATGTGTACTTTCAAATGGTTTGTTGAAGCTTTGAATGTTACTGAATTGAGTGATTTTGTTCTACTTTATCATGAGTTTGGTTTTAAACCACCTACGAAATATGAGAGTGTTATTAAAGATTTCTTTAAACAGAGTTTTTGGATGGATTATCATGAAGCATTTCTGTGGCATGATGGTAGAATATATTATAATGATCATTATGCATCTGAGACTCCCTTAACACAAACATACGAGGCTTATGCAGAGGGACATTTCTCCATGTGGTATTATTTGAGAAGAATATTTACAGATCCATTATTCTTAGTTTACGGATTGGTATTTGTTTGCTTGGTTTTACTGGGATTAAACGGTTTCTTCGCTATGTGCATCGTTATCAACTTCATGCGTGTGCATACATTGATTAAGACAGGAGAAGATCCAGCAAGTTCGTCAAATGTTGATTGTACAGCTTTCTTTAATTCTTTAGTAGCAAAAGCTGTTGTGGCTTTTATTCTTTGGGTCATATATAAAATAGTGTCTTTCCTTGTCAAGAAAACAAAGACATGGTTCATCGATCCAATCTGGAATAAATATCCGGAAGAAAAGAAGATGTTTGTAGGAGAGTTTGAAAGTTCAAAAGTTATTTTTAAGAAAAGGAAGATATATTCCCAGATTAATGACGGAACTGTTGTGTTTGTCGATCAAAATAATACATCTTTTGGAAATCTGAGTTATCTTAGCGTAGGCAAACCAATTGTTTTTGGTACCGTGAAATCTTTTGTGTACAAAGGAGTTAATATGATTTTCTTTGCATGTTTAAAGAATAAACAAATTGATCCTGCTGCTTTCTCTTTGTGTTTGGATAGAGTTGAAGCTAGTGAGATCTATTTACCAGAAAAATATCTATCTGAGGAGTTAAAATTGCTTGTGGAACAACATGGACGCTGTACTAAATATATCTGCTTTGAAGGTTCGTATGAATATAGTAATCCATATGATCAACATCTTGGACGAAGACCAAAAACTGTTACAAGTTATAAGAAACGTGATGATGATAGCACAGATGATGAATATGAAGGTGAAGGATCAGGAGAACCAGAACAAAAACGTACGAATCGACGCGTTCGTAAATATGAGAATGAAGACTCTGGATCTCAGCAAAAGAAACGAACTAACCGTACCGTCAGACGGTATGAAGTGGAAGATTCAGGGACAAAACAGCGTAAACGAGAAAATCGAACGGTACGTAGATATGAGGCCACAAAGATGTTTGAACAATTAACACAGGGTATAGATATCTCTGCTAGTGATGATTCTTTTGGCGAAGAGGATTATGTACCTTCTTGCGTTGAGGGAGGTGATGTAATTGACATTACTAAAACACTGGATTTCGATGAGGGAGAGAATGTGCAAGTTAAATTCCCAACAGCTAGTGCGGGCACATTTGAGGGTACTGTAGCCCTCCTCAAGGGTGCAAAGTACGAAAGTGCAGTAGATCCTAATGCAAATGCGATTTTGAAGCGAATAAGAGATGAACTTAATGTCCAGGTATTCAGTGTAGAGTGCGAAGGTTCAGCTCTGTTTGGAATTGGCGTTGGTCGTTATATTGTATTCCCATCTCATTTAGTATTTGGAAAAGATGAGATTGTTTTATTCAAAAGATCTACAGGTGCGGCAGTGCTTGGTAAGGAGTGTTATTTAGCACGTGTTGTCAAATATTGTAAAGATTGGGAATTATGTGGAGCAGTAATTCTACCTTTGAAAGACCCTGAGTATAAGAAAATTACACCAGACAATAGACCGACTCAAAATCTGACTTTTCCTTTGAGCGCTTTAAAATACGTACCTAAAGATCATGACATCGGATCAAGATCATTGACTAAATATTGCTTGCAGTATTTACCAAAACAGGGCTTTATCATACCGGGTATGATTTCATATATCAAGAATTATGAAGGCAAACTATCAGGAATTAATGTGAAATGTGAAATTTTTGCAATGCAGACCCTACCTATGATGAATGCCCAAACTATTCCCGGGGATTGTGGTGGAGCTGTTGTTATGTTACATCCAAGTGCAACAAGAAAATTGATTGGAATGCATATCGGTTCGGCATCTAATGTTGTTACAATGAAAGATGGATGTTTGGATAGCAGATCAACTGGTTTGATTGCCATTTTGAGTTTAGAGCGTTTGCATGTTTTGACAGAAAAATCATATGCATCTGAAGGAAATTACCAATCTGGCACTGGATTTCCAAAAGTTACGTGGGCAAAACCCAATAAATATGATAATTTTCATACGTTGATATCTGATTCCGATATTGGTGTTCATTTACCAATTGATAATGATGATTCAATAAAATATTATGGAGATTTGGAGAAAAATCAACCACCATGTGATGTGAAAGGAAAAACTGATCACCATAAAACACCATTTTATGGTTGCTTTGAAGAGACAAAGAAACCATCTGCTTTAATTGAAGCACATGTCCCTGATATATCGAAATTACTCAGCGATAGTCGTGGTAACCCATCTATCTTGGTAACTCAATTATCGGGTTATGCAGGAAAAACTTATGAAATACCTGCTGAGATTATGTCTACTATGATTGAACAACTGAAAGAGTATATGATTGAAGTTATGCAAGGTCATGCTATAGGAACATCGTCGAATAGCAAAACTGCGATGTGGGAAGCTTTGAATGGACAATATTTCAATGATGATTTTGATAAGTTGAATGAAAAGAGTTCAGCAGGAATACCATGGACCAATCTTGGGGCAACAACCAAAAATGATTTCTTAGAGAGAAAACGAATCTTGAATATGTATCGAACCTCTGGAGAAGATAAATTTGTAGAAGGTTTTTATCTGAAAGATGATAAATCGACGAAATACTTTAAACGAGTATTTAACAACAAGATTGAACAAGCAAAGAGCCTCAAACGTACTTTTAGTATATGGAAAGCATGTTTAAAGGATGAACTTCGTAAATTAGAGAAAGTGCATTATGGAACAACAAGAGCTTTTATAGCACCTCCAATGGAATCTTTCTTGATGGGGAGATTTCTCTTTGGTAGATGGAAAGCAGCTTTCAAATCTAATCAAGAAAAGCTATTTCATGGATTGGGAATCGATATGAAATCATTGGATGTGACAGATTTTATTTCTAAATTTAAGCAGTATAAATATTTCATGGATGTCGATTATAAAAATTTTGATCAGAAGTTATTAGCACAGTTTATCAAGGCAGTTGCAGTTATTATTATCGAGACTATTCGTCATTATGAAAAGAATGATGATTATGCTAATGCACGTTATGTATATTTTGAAGAACTTATATACACTATCATTTGTGCGTCAAAAACTTTGTTCATGACCAATCGTGGAAATAAATCTGGTAATGTACTAACTACTGAATTGAATTGTTTAGTCAATTTCTTGTATGGTTGGTATGTATTTATCAAAACAACTGGTGATACTAGTTTACAATCATATTTGAGATATGTCAGAGATAAGAACTTTGGTGATGATAAAGCTATGGGATTAACACAAGAAGCTGTGGACATGGGATTTAATTTTCATGCATATAAGAAAGTCATGGCAGAAATTGGACAAACAGTAACACCAGGAAATAAATCTGATGTTGAATTACCATATTTTGAGGATATTTGTGAATTGCAGTTTCTTAAACGAAACTTTTATCAGTTATATCCTACTATCTGGATTGCTCCTCTTGATAAAACATCTATCGAGAGTGTATTTAATTACTCGTGCCTAACCGAAGAAGAGATTGAAGAGTGGCAAGCAACAATTAGAGAACAACTTATGGAAGCGATGTTACATGGGAAGAAATACTATTCAACTTTTGTGAAAAAGTTGAGAGAATGGGTTTCTACCTATAAATTTAAACATTACCATCCTGAATTACGAGAAGCGATCATGCCTATTCTTCTTAATAGATATGTAGATATGCTTCGATCGTATTTGCTTCGAATAGGTGTCTTGTCACCTAGTGATTTACAAAAAGAAAAGATATATTGTGAATCAATTTTTGAAAACGGAAGAACCCGTTTACGTTATTACACAAAAACAGATAGTTTTGAAAACGAAAATATTACAGAATCACTTGACAAATCGTTAATGTCAGTCATGGATAATGTAAAGAGATATATTCAACAGAAAGGAGAAGCCCTTTATAACTTGGGGTTAAATTATGGAAATTATTCTCCTGAAGAGACCAACCCAGAAACTGACATCCAATTTGAAGGAGTCCAATCTGATTTTGGCCCACCAGTTAAAGTTATGAGTGCAGATGGCCCAGTTTATGCGTATGATCTTGGCCAGTCGCATGGGTTACTGCCCAAACAAATCCCCAAAATTATGGATGCGGCAATGAGTTTGCCCGATAATATCAAACATTTTCAATTGCTGGATCCAATCTACTTGAATGGAACCCAACCCCGTGTTGTTCTATCACCAACTTTACAACAAATCGCACCGAAAGCTGATGTTTTGATGGATATTTTTCAATATCATAGAGCAAAAATGTGTTTGCTCCGTATAGATTCGAGACCTCCACTAGGTTACTCACAATTGATTAAAGTAGCAATTACGTCTACATCTGCCACTGATGATTCTGCATTTAATAGACAGGGAGTTACGTATAATTTGGCTAAATGTCCAATTATGTATTTCCTAATTCCGTTTTGTGATCGTGATTTCGTTAAATCAAGAAATGAGAAGTGGTTTAAAGTTTTGCTTGAGCAAGTAACACCTCCAATCCTTCGAACAGATGTGCCGGAACCTTTCAGGTTTAGACCATCTTTTGAGGTATTGGAGCTTGATTATTTTGTTCATAAAGATGTACAAGTTCAATTACCATCGAATGAAGGAATTCAATTGGACACAGTGCTCGACACTGCTCCTGCAACTGCGACTACTAAAACCAATCCATTGCTAGGACCTGGTACTATCACTTCTGGTTCTACAATAACAACTCAAGGTTATATACTTGCTTATGATGGGACTTTTGCACCCGGTGTTGATGTTCCAGTGTATGTCATACCACCATTAACTACAGGAATTGTTACTATTGGGGGTGTTCCAGGAATTACTTATTCTGTTACACTTGTATCAGGGGGTATGACGTATATGTTAGCACTTACAACTAAAGCTTTATCGCGAACTTCACCTACAACAGCTAATGTGGTTGAAATTATTATTCATGGAGCAGCAGCTGCGGATGTTGATGGTATAGTAGGTTATATTCCAAACACAGCAAGGCGTAGTCAAGTTGTACCAAAAGCTAAGCAGGAGGAAATTCATGTTTATGCCGCAGATATTCTGGACCATCAAGTTGATAGAAAGTTTGAAGAATATTACTGGCAGAACAAAGGAAAACGGGGTTTCGTTCTACCTGGGCATAAGTATGAGGGACCAGGTAATTCACTCAATAATGGAATACCATCTAATGAAATGGATGCTTTTGCTCGGAAACATGATCTTCAGTATGCTTGGGCTTCTTACTTGTATACTCAGAAGCGTATTGACAAACCAACATTTGAATCAAAGATCCATGCTGCTGATGAAGAACTTGCAACAAATTCTAATTTGACATCTTTGGATGGGATTGCAGCAAATCTTGGGATGCGCATAAAGAAATTTGTTGAACATTTTACTGGTTTGTTATATCCATCCACAGGTAGATATGAAGTTGATGGAGCATCAGATGCAGAATTGATTAAGCAGTTTGAATGTGTAAAACCAATAGATTACATTTCTATTTTGAAGGAACGATGTGAACAGCATGGAGAAGAAGTCACTTACAATTTTAAACGTTTGGTATCACCTGATAATGCCCCATTATATGAATGTGTTTGTATGATCGGAGATCGTCGATTTTCAGCAGTTGAGATTGGAAAGAAGAAGGCCAAACGTACAGCATCTTACATCATGCTGCTAGCTTTATCGGATTCTGTTTATCAGTCCGATATTGATCCTGCTGCTTCCGAACCATCAGCTCCTAAGAATCCTATGCCACCAGTGGCAGTAGCGAGTCCAGGGAGTCTTGCAGCGGGTCAGACTGTTGGTACAATCGGTGCGAAAGTGGAAGTCACGGAACAAGATTTTATTCCAATTAACACTGTTACGGTACAGGCTAATGCAGCTACGAATGACCAGTTATTTAAGATGCGTATACACCCCGGAAATTTTACCTCGGGAGGGGTCGAATCTCAAGCCCAAATCGCGTATCGGAATCATGTGTTTTCTGGACCTGGAATGGTAAATGGAAAGATTTCATATAATACATTTAAAATTACTTCTGCAGCGAATGCGTTCCAAAACGCTCGTATCATTGTTGCGCAAGTTCCACTTGAATACACAGCGGCACAAATCGATGCGTTGAAAGCAACTGATTTGAAACAATTCCCTAACCGCGAACACTTCTTACATGGGACAGAGACAATTTTCAACCCTCAGTGGGTAAACAGATTGCCAGTTATTTCTAATCATGCGACAGATGCAACCAACACCAATGGATGGTTGGTTGCTAAAATTTTAGAAAATTCCTTGGTTTCAGACTCAACAGCTCCAAGGTTAACATATTGGGTGTGTGCTAATGCAGTAGTCTATAGCATGCCTAGAACTCCTACAGCTCTTCCAGCTGTAGCAACATAAATAAGAATCCGAAATTTCTGACTTCGAGCCACCATAAGTCTCGTTAGGTAGACGATTGAGTAGTGAGTTTATGTAAAGTTATGTTATATATATAAGTGGTACCTTTATGGTCACTATAAAAAGGAAAAACAAAAATCAACTTATTTGGGGAAGCAATTCCTTAGTACTAAATAAAAATCTAGTTTTAATGTGTGTTTATTCATTTATTATTATTAGTTAAGTAATCATTTCTCCGTGAGAGTCTTATACAATAAAAGAGATTCCGTATAAAATAATCAACAAGAAATGGTAGGGTGACGATATCCTATTAAGCTTATACAAAAGTGTGGTCACTTTGGTGCATAATGCCAAAGTCCCTAAACTCCTTTCCGGAGATGACCACGCTTTGTGGTCAGGGTTCAGC